CCTGCATTCCTCACGTTTGCATTTCCCATGAGGTTAGCAAAGTCAGTCGGATTTAACAAGAGATAACCATTACGATAAGGATTATAATTTTGTTTTGTGATTTCTTTAATTGCATTCAGGATGTCTTGGATTGGATCACGATTTGCAATTGTCGCACTATCCCACTCATTCCCAGCAGTTATTGAAACAGAATTAATATTCACTGCACTTTGACTTTCACTAATTGTATCCCAAATTTCAGTATCAACACTCTTTGCAACTGCTCTTGCAATTCTCAAAAGAGTTCTAGCAACAACATCTATTTCATTTGTGGTTGCATCTTCCCAAGAAATCACACCTTCCATTGCGTGTTTTTTATGTCTTGAGCTTGCCTCAGTCCAACTGACTTCACCATAAGGGAAATTAGCCAACCTAGAAACACCCTCAACAGTACGAGTTGCAGCACCAGATAAATCAGCAGCAGTTTCTTTTTGATAAGTTTCCTTCCAAGAACTAGATGTTTGAACCAAGCACAACTGCTTCATTCTGTATTCCTGGAGTGCGAATCCAGTTACAATCTTCGACACATTTTCTGCACGAAGATCAGCCATTCCAGTTGTGTCTGCCATTTTACATTGGGGCTACCAAGACCTCTATTCTTTCTCCTGCTGTTCCAGTTTCCAGAGCTTTACCTATGCACTTTCCAGCTGCAATTTCTGCCTCAGTTGCATCTCTTACAACATTGCCTCCACTTGAAGCAAGTTTTGCGCCTATTGTTACTCCAGGACCGCAAACCAGGTCAAAAATTCCATGAGTATAAATTCCTAAATTTGTTTGCCCATCACTTGCAACTTTTTCAGCAGCAGCAATTCCAGCAATTACTTCTCCACCAGCCCCAGCCGCACTTGCTCCACTACATGTTCGTGGATCAATAAAAGTCATAATAGTTCCTTTCTCAACTGCAACACCATCACCTATTGTAAAATCTATCACTTCACCCTGATTTCCCAGAAGTTCAACAATCACTGCTTCGTTTGCCATGACTTACTAAAACAAATAAACTATTTAAGCTTTTCGGTATACCGAATAACTTTGAGGTTTTATAGATACTAAGAAAACAGGGAAATTTCGGCGAAAACTATCGCGAAGATTTCCCTATATTTGCTCCAGCCATTTCTAGTTTGTTTCTCATTTCCTGAACAAAATAATTATATCTGTTTCCAACTTCTGCTTCTGCTCTTATGAAATTAAACTTGTACCACAAAAATCCTGCAAGAAAGCAAAGGATAGCGTAGATGAAAGCTAGAATAAGGATTTGTTTTGTGCTTCCGGTATTAAGCCCTAGAATCGCTAGTAACCATTTTAGAGCACTTGTGAGCCCATATCCTTTATCAAACCATGCTTTGAGCAGGCAGAACTTGTATTTCAAATCAAAGCTCTTCATGTCCATCTTCAATATTTGTTACGTCTTTTTTTACTCCAATTGCATACGCACTCACATTGTTTTTATAAACAATTCTTCCAGGAATTTTAGAATCTATTGCAGGAACCTTTTCAAGTTTCAATGCTTTACGCATCATTCCAAAAGGCATTTTAAAAGCTTTTCTTTCATTCTGTTGCTCATACCAAATTGTGTTCAACACTGTCTGCAACGCTGGTTCTGGAAAAACAACTTCCCATAATTGAACTGGACGCATTGCTAGTTGAACATGATAATTGCCTTTGACTTTTCCCTTTGGCACTTTGTAAGGCAAATACATTGCTTGCATGTCATTGATGAACCTATCAACGTCATGCTTTATTCCACGTGTTACCATGTATAGATGCATTTTCTGTAAATAAACAACCTCCTATGTTATTTTTGTATTGCAAAACTCCTAGTTTGATCATCTCCCTATCTATGTCAATTTCAATTTTATTGTGTTTTAATAATGCAAATCCTACATCAACTACATAATCGAGGGCGTTGTAAACACCATAAAAATATCCAGTGAAGAAGGAGCCGATTATTAACAAGAGCGCAATAATGATTAATTCTTTATTTTTCATCTGGTATTAAAATATTCTTCTCAGATTCCATGAACTTATTTGCGAACTCTTCAGGAGATTCTTCTTCTTTTTTTGAACTTCCACCTGCAAAGCTTTTTCCTTCAAGAGCTCTTTCTGCATTAAATTCTTCTAATCTTTTAATATTCTTCTCCATTTGTTTATTTGCAACTTCTAATCTTTGTGCAGCCTTCTCCGCTTTTGTGACTAAGTTGTTCTCATCCTCTGAGGGAGTTTCACCCTCAGAAGATGTTGCGTCTGCTTCTTCCTCAGCTTCCTTCGCCCCATCTTCAACAGGGTCAGGGGTCTGAGTTTCAGCTGGTTTTTCTTCTTCTGACATTTTACTTCCTCCAAATTTATTTTTTAGTTTCTTCGTAAACACGTTTTGAAAAATAATAACCAATTACTAAGGCTATCATGCTGTCAATCATTCCATCTAATCCTTTGATTTTGCAATAAAACAATGCGGTCAAAACAGTCAAAGCAATAATATCCCTCATATAAATTTTCATGGTTGTAGTTCTGACCTCCTTTCTTCATTCAAAGGAGTGTCTTTTTTTTCATCCTTTATCAAACTAGGCTCAATACTTGCAGGGAACTCCAACTCAATTTTAATTCCAGTCTGAAGTTTTAATTGAGCTTCCATCCATCTTTGGAGTCTTTCGATTGTCTGTTGAAATGCAAGATAGATTATTTTAGAACTTGCCTCTGTCACATCTCCACCCCACCCCATAATTATTTCTGGCACTCCTGAACTTGTTGTGAAAACCCTTATTAGGTATTGAAGGTAGGGTAATGGATCAAGGCTTGAATTATTTGGCAATGCATAATGGATCATGTTTTTTATATCAAAAGTATCTTTAGGAACAAAAATCGGTTCAGCTTTTTTATAAGCAGTTTTCCATTTTGTTTTTATTGACGCTATTTCTGTGGCATCATCAGTATCAATAGGAATTATCTGAACTGGGATAGCATTTCTGTGAAAGATTACCCTCATATCTGCAAGACTTTCATTTCTCATTAACATTAGATTTTCTAATTTTTCTCCAATAGGGATTCCATGAATCTCATCAGCGATTCTATTCCAGGCCAGGTGCAGAACCATGTCTTTTTTGAATGGGATAATAACTTTTTCCTCTCCAACCTGTGCAACTTGTTCATACCTTAACAAAATTCCTTTTTTGTTTACAACAATTCTTACACTTCCAGGATTTAAAGGTTTCAAATTAATTAATCTTCCAGCTTTATCCCTTATAATTTCTGCAAAACTGTCACCTGCAATCAATGATGCTCTTAACAAATTTTCTATTATAGAATTAAAATCATCCTTACCCCACCCTTTGATTCTGTTTAATTGTTTCATGGTTTTATTATCAGCCTTGTAACCTTTTCCCACAGACCAACTTGCGAGTTTATCTATCACAGCCTGAAATTCTGGGATTTTTCTGTAATACCCATGCCACTTAGTCCAGTTAGCTTGATAGGTTGTTTCTTCCTGACCACTAGGTCCATCAGTATCTAAATTTGCAACCTTATAGAAATCTGTGAAAACAGTAGTGTCTTGGCCAGCAGCCATATCATCCCAGTCAACACCAGAAATATTCCCTGTATCTACTTGTGAGATTTTAAGTTTTGCCATTGTGAGTTTGTGTTAAATTAAGTGAAAGGGGGTTTATAAATGTTTTTATTAGGTTGCATTAAGCCCAACAGTCGAATTTGCTCCACTAACTATGTCTGCAGTTGAATTATTGTTTAAAACATTTCCAACAATTACATTTCTGTAAGCATTGCTTCCTTTAACATTAACCCCATACTCATCATTATTTTTAATAACATTTCCTGTGACTGTGTTTTCATTAGAATAATTAGCGATTTGGATTCCATCTCCTGATCCTGTACCTTGACCTGTGTTTGCAATATAATTTCCAGTTATGCAATTTGCAAAAGCCGAGACTCCTAATCTGATTCCTTCATTATCATTGTGGTAAATATAACAGCCATTGATTACTAAGAAACTAGCGTTTGATTGAATCCCTGCATCTGTGTGATCAATTATTTGGCAGCCTTGAATCACTCCATTATTTCCTGCAGAAATTCCATCTCCAGTATTATCTTCAATAAAACATTCTGTGATTATGTTATTACCTCCCATCGTGACCCCTGTACCTCCGCAGTCTTTAATCCAACATCCTCTAACAACACAATCATCACAACCATTAAAATCTATTCCAACATTAGCAGTTGATCCCCCACCTTTCCCACTTCCATTAACTCTTAAATTCTGAACTAATAATCTGTCTTTAGAATTTCCATCAATTACAATGTGATTTCCAGAAGTTGAAAGATGTGTCCCATAACCTGATCCGATTATTGATTGATTGTTTCCTGTGAACAATACTTTTTCACCCAACACATAATTTCCAGCTTTAATTCTTATTGTCCCTGCACTTGTACCCAAAGCAACAAAAGCTCCAGAAATTGTTGTATAATCTGCAGTTCCATCAGCAGCGACGACATATTCATCTGATTTGACTCCTGCTGAAGAGATAGTTTCCCAATAATCTGCGTTTGGAGGTTCTTGATTTTTGTGTTCTTTAATGCAGACATACCTTGTGTTGTTGTTTGTCACAACCTGAGAAACAATATATTTTTTTGTTGCACTCCAATCTCCAGCCCAACCCATTCTATCATCATAAGGTCTCTTTGATCCCTTGACAGTTCTAACTTGCCCATCACTTCCCCTGCTAGAAAACATGTTTGGAAAAGGAATCCCGAAATTAAATGCCATTATGCCCCCTTCACATAAGTTGTTCCTTGCTGATCTTTTAATATTTTAACAATTTCTTCAACTCTGTGTAATAAAATTGAAGCAATATCTTCTGCTTCTGCTCTGTCAAGGTACCCTGAAGTGTCGTAAAATATCGCATAAACCGCAGCTAGATTTGAGGTTGCTTCTTCTAAAATTAATTTGATATTTGCGTCAAGTCCCGAGTAATCAGTTACCCAATCTTCTCGGCATACAACACTTAAATAAGCTTCAGCTTGATTTATTAGAGTAGTCCAATTATCATTTGCATTTGCATCTCTGAAAACTATGTTTGCTCCTGATCCTGCCTTCAATAATGCGGTTCCGCTTGTGCATAGTGTGACTGCCATGAATTAACTAGGATAACGAAACATTTAAATCTTTTGGTTGCTTGAATTATTTATGGCTTTAGATAAGGAAAAGGTTTTGGTTGCTGTGAATGAAGGAAAGTGTGTTAGAATAAATTATAGATATAGACGTGGGGGTAGGCTTAGGACAACCCGAAGGACAATTGAACCTTATAGTTATGGAATAACTTCAAGAGGTAATGAGGTTTTGTTTGCGATAGACGTTGATGATCCGAGAGAAATAAAATCTTTTATAACCAAACAGGTTAGGAGCACAGCACCTTCCAATAAAGTTAGTCAAAACAGATTTCCAAATGAGATAGGTTAGGCAACAAATAATTTTAGCCCTTTGTCTTTTGCACACCACGTGGCCCTAATTGCAGCTTCTGTAATGTGAGAATACTTTCCCCAAATTTTTAAATTTTTATCATCAGTATATTCAAATTGGATACTCAGGAGAGAATTTAAAAGATTTATATTTTTTATCATTGTTATTTTTCCTTGCTCCATTAATCTCAATAAATTCCCATATAAATCTTCTTTTAATAATTTCTTTTTTCTTCCTTCAAACCCAGCTTCAATTGAACGAGAGGCATTATTTATCCCTATAATTTTAGATTTTGTGGATGAATTTTCAAGTAAAACATCAAGAATAGGAGCTCCCAATCCTCCATCATCAATATAAATTTTTCTGAAATTATAAATTCTGTTCAGTTCAATTATTCTTTCAATTGTGTCTGCAGTTGTGATTGTGTCTGTGGTTTGAACATTAACTAATTTTAAATTATCTTTGTCAATATATTCTATTACAACAAACGCATTTTCATCACCTCCATACCTTGCAACATCAACTCCAAGATAATATTCTCTTAGTGGTTTAAAAATCCAAGAGTCCAAAGACATACAAGAATCAATTAGATCACGGCTAAAAAGGGCTTTTAGTTCTTCTAAAAATTCGCCTTTGAACTCTTGAGCATATTGCAGTTTAGTCATCTTTGCTTTTTGTTTTTCCAGAAATTCTTTTGGGATTCTCTCACATTTTTCAGAACTTATTGCCCATGTTTTGTAATCTTTATCCTGGAAACATTCATAGAAATATCCAGATCTTCCAAAAGGTGTGCTTAACAGAATAATCCGCCCCTTTGTTGTGGCCAGCATAGGCACAACTGCGACCCAAACCTCTTCAGGAATAAACGCTGCTTCATCTGCGATAAGGAGGTCAACAGTATATCCCCGAATACCATAACCAGATCTTCCAGTTGGCAAACAATGAATCTTCGTTCCATTTTTTAACTTCATATAATGTTTAGTTGGTTTATCTTTTTTTGTTCCGACTTGAGATTTATCCAAGAACAGAATTGTCTCCACTACTTTCTCGAACAACAATTGAGCCTGCCGATCTACAGAAGCGATAATGAGGACAGTCTTCTTCGGATTTTGCAGTGCATATAGAGCCGCCTTCAGCGAAACAACAGTGCTCTTCCCTACTTGTCTGCCCGCTCGGATCGCGATGTGACTTGAACTCTCTAAAATTACTTCTTCCTGCCATTTGTCTAGTTCAATAAACTCGTTTAAGTTTTTCATTTCTTCTTTAAACATTTAGTGGTTTTAGGACCATTTACCCTGGTGTAAAGCCTTCCAAACATTATCTGTTTTCCACAATGTATGCAGCCTTTTACAAGAACTTCCCATAAATTATCATTTGTGCATGTTACAGATTTTGGATCTTTGTCGTGCATGTAATCAGTCCTTAACCATCTCCAACTGTGTTTTTTACATTTCATTTTTCTATTAATTCAAAAAAAACATTATAGAGTCCTTTATCTTCAAACTCTTTTCTGAGTTTTCTGTGAGGTTTATTTGTGTGTTTGCATTGAATTAGTCTTATGATCTTCTGATCTTTATCAACAATACAAACGTCCACAGGCGAGTGGGAACCTGCGGACCTGAATGCTAATAATCCTTCGCTTTTTGCGTCATTGACTAATTCTCTTTCAAACCTCACTCCTTTTCTGTAGATTGATCCGTTGGACATATTATTTTTTACTTGGTTTACCCCAAGTCTTTTCTCCTTTTAAGTTTAGTTGAATTTAATCTACTTTTTTTCTGAGTGCTTCTAATTCTTCAGTAATATTATTAAATTCTTCAGTTACTTCTTCGAAGTCTCTGAAGTCCCTGAGTTGTCTTTGCATTTTTTAATCTCCTCTTCTGCTTTTTTTAACATAAATTCTGCATTTATTATTTGCATTTGTGCTTCTCTGTGCAGTCTTGTTGCATGCTCCTTCACATTTTCCCAGTCAGCCCTTTCAAGTTTTATCATGTTCAATCCTCCATTTTGCAATTTTAATATATTCTGAAGCCGTCCTTAGAGACACACTTAACTCATCACTTAAATAAATTGTAAATTCTTTATAATCAATATCTTCTTCTTTTTCCCCATTTTTAGTCATAGTTCTGATTGTGTTTTCAACTTTTTGGATTCTTTCTTTTCTTATTAATTCGTTTTTTTTTGTGATGTTCATATTAACTTCTCTCCTGCTAGTTTATCTATTCTTTCTAAACAATGGTCAAATGCCCATGTCTGCTGTTCTGTAGTATCAGGTAAATCTGAAGCCGTCATTAAGTCATTTTTCAACCTCTTAATGAATTCTTTTACATCTCTATCCTGAACAAACCACTGATCATTAATGAGTTGTAGTTCTTTACTTAAATTAAATTCTTCCATTTTTTATGGGGGAGACGTGTTGGGATGAATGACCCTGTAAACTCCCTCATTTATAACACACACACCCTTTATAAATATATCTTACCACTTGGAAGGAGTGATGTGTATGTGTCCTAAAGGAGGCCTATAGGAGTGCTTAGCTTTTTTTCTTGATACTCTAATCCTTAGCATATTGCTTGCTGAGCGTAGCTCTACCTTGCTGAGGTTAGAGGATCTCTCGCTCCACAGCCACACATAGTTTAAGGCTCGTTTGAGCACGCACACATACTGCTTGTTACTGCCCGTTTTAATTTATCTTAGAGGAGTCCATACTCCCATTTTAGCTTTGTTACTGAATTCACTGTTTAAATTAATTAATAATTTTAATTCCTTTTTACTAGGAGAAGTATTTTTTTCCAGGTATTTAATAAACTTTTCTTCATATAATGATAATTTTCTTTTTGGAGTCATGGTAGAAGGAGGGTGTGCATCTTTATAAAATGATCCGACCATTTCTTAGTGGTGACGCTACCTCCAACTTCGTGCAAGTTTAGAACTCGGCATTTATGAATTCAATCAGCGATACATTTATATAGTTTACTAACTTGATTGAGATAGGATCTCAATCAATCCAGCGAAATTATAACACTCCCTCGAAAGTTTCAACAATTCTCTTTCTAAGACTGCCCTTGTTGGAGGTAGTACCTTAATACCCTTACCTATACCTATACCTATACCTGTACGTGTGTGGGGGGGTGGGGTGGCGTGGGGTGGGGTGGGGTG